GGATTAAAGATACAAAACAGTATAGAGTATATAAAGTCGTGTCCAAAAGATAAGAAAAAAAGGAAGTAGCTATGCCGTATCACAAAGGTAAGAAAAAGAAAAAGGGTAAAAAGAAATAATGCCTAAGCATAAAAAAACACGCAGGAAAGCACCAAGGGGGTATCATTATATGCCAGATGGTAGGTTAATGAAAAATTCAGCTCATAAAAAGAAAAAGAGAAAAAAGAAATGAATGTCACTACCAGTACAGCCAGAAACTTTATACCAAAACGATTGTTTGGACAACGAAAGAAGTCTATCAAGCAAAAGCTGAAAGGTAGCCCTTTAAAGAAAAGTATTATATTAAAATATGCAAAATGAAAGATAAGAGTATTTATAATAAACCCAACGGAGCAGGGAAAGGCGATGTGCCACGACCTTTGAGTATATCTAAAAAAGAATACGAAAAGCGTTGGGAGAAGATATTCAGACCTAAGAAAAAGAAATGAGAAAATCATTATTTAAAGACCGTACCATAAAACGAAATGGTGCTAAAAAAACTCGACAAGGTAAAAGCACTAATACCAAGTATGGTACGAAAGGTTCTAAGAAGTATTATAAGAAAAAATACAGAGGACAAGGTAAATGAGCAACCTAGAGCTGAAGAAGGCGAACCAAGAAGCTGCAATCGACTTATTGATTCACAATCCAGAACTCACCAAAAAACAATTAGCCGAGCATTTAAAACTAGCCCCCCAAACGATTCATAACTGGTTTGCAGATGATAGGTTTGTGGAAATGTATTATAAGAAATATATGATTTCTTTCAATGCAAAGCTACCTATGGTATTAAACAGTATGATTCGAGAAGCTGTGGAGGGTAATGTCCAGGCAGGGCGTCTGGTATTAGAACATTCAGGAAAACTGGTTAGAAACATCAATGTAACAGTAGATAGTCCATTTGAGAAGTTCTTAAAGGCAGAACAGATAGACGCTGATGAGATTATAGACGCCGAAAGCGAAGAGGTCATTGAAATAATAGATACGCTTCCAGAAAGAAATCCCGTAAACGACAAACCTAAGAAACGTAATATGGAAGAAAAAGACGCCGTAGAAAAGATTAAAAAGGGGAAGAAACCTTACAGACAAAAACGTAGGGAAGATAGAGCTAATCGTTATCAGTTGTTACAAAGAGCTAAGAAAGTTGGATTAGAACCATTGCCTTCACGTAGACCTACCAATAATGAAAGACGTAAGTGGATTGAAAAGCTAATAGAATTAGAAGAAGCGTCTAAGAAAGACCATACTCGTCAGCAGTAATATTATATTTTTCAAATATCTCTGACATTTCCATTGATATTGCAAACATATCTGCAACATCTATATCTTTGATTTCTTTTTGGATAACTGTATCGGAAGGAGCTATTTTACTACAGATAAATCCCAAGAGTTCGTTATTTGCTTCTGAAATCTTACGAACTTCAACGACCATCTTATATAATTTTTTGACTAAATCTTCCATTAAATTTTTACAGTTCTTGCGAAATTTGAAGATGCTGCCATCTTCGTACTACCTATTATACGCATTCTAGTTTTTAATTGCGACTCTAATCTTTTAGAAAATGTTTTCATTGCTTTATCAAAGTCATTTCCAAGCAAGTTACTATCTAATAAAATCTTATTATCTTGGATTTCATCTTCCGTAAAGAACCATTTACGTACCTTAGGTGTTTGTCTGTTGCTTCTAGTTTGTCCTGTAAGATGCAATGCTCCATAATTTGCTCTGGGTTTACCGTACGGATTACTTGTACCTAATTTTGATTCATCGGACTTGATAGTTACTGTCATACTATCCTTATTAGTTAATACTTTAGAAATACTGCGTTTTAAATCACCGTGAAATACCATTTGTGGTTCAGAACCTTTTCCTGCTTTTTCTTTAGCTCTTCTATACTTCGCTGTATATGGAGGATAAGGTTTTTCATTTATATCGGTGCTATTTTTAAAAGCGTTGTCCACTTTCTTTTTTGCAGCTTTTCCTAATGGACGTATTAAACTATTAAAAACCATTTCTTCTAAGTTGGCTTTCTTAAGTTTTTTAAAAGTAACGTTACTCTTGACTGTTACTTTCATCTTCGACTACCAATACTTGATTTACTGATTTATTTTCATCAATTATTCTTTTAGCATCATCAACGCTTAAATCTTTATTTTCTTCTGCTAATAATTGTGCTTGTGTGGTTAGATTGTGTTTGAGCTTATACTCGTTTAACATAATCTTATCTTGGGTAGTCATAGGATATTCTACTTCAGCAAAATCTACTTTAAACTCTGATGGCTGTGGTAGACCTAAGCTGTTTATTTCTGATAGAGCATATTCTACTTTATAGAACTCTTTTTCGTACTGACGATATAATTCTTTATCGTCCATAAAATCTTCGTGACGTTCTAAGTCTTTAATCATCAATGAAATACCACTTGGTACTTCACCACCTGATTGTGCAAACGTAATAAATAAGTGATTGTTTAATGCTACTAATTCTATTTGCCACTTAATATTTTCAATAACATCTCTAACATTTCCCTGTGGAGATACAATATTATAATTACTTCCTTCTGGAAGCGTTAAAATCTCATCTGAACCTGCTCTTACATTAGAGTTGTCAGAAATAAGTCCAGTTACTACTGGCTGTCCAAACATTTGGAATCGTAATCCTAACTGCATTTCTGTCATTGTAATATTGATATGCTCGTTTGCAGATACTAAGTCAGTAGCACCTTCTACAAAGAAAGAATCTAATTGTTCTTCTCTATGTGTAAATACAAAAGGTAATACACCTAAGTTGTGTTGCACCTCTTCAAGAATATCGCCATTCTCATTGAACTTTAAGTGTAATTCGCTATCCCAATACGCATACATCAGCTCATCTGTGTCAGATAAGTCTGCGTGTCCGTGCATCATTGGATATACAATCGCTTCTGGTCTATAAGGGTTGTCACCAAAATATGGTTCAAAATAATAAATAGGACGATAATCAAAGCGTTGCTCTACTTCATCATACATTACATAAGTTGCAGTAGAACCAAGTAAGCGAGTCATTCGTTCCATTTGTTTCATACGAGCATTTTTTACAACAGTTAAATCTATATATTTATCGTTTACATTTCTTTTTGCACCGATGGTATAAATACTGGACATACGATTGACAAACTTTTTCACGATGTTGGTATTGTAATGAGGTATTTCTTGGAATGCGTCGGATTTAAAATATCCTTCAATATATTGGTCGGTTAAAGAGCCAGAATAATAGTCTAAGGACTTTCTTACTTCTTCTCTACGAGCTTTCGCTTGTTCTTCTTTAAAGTTAGTTAATGAGTCTTGTATAATTTCTCTAGCTGTTAAAACCATCAAAGTATTCCTTTTTATCGTGATATTCTTCCAATGAAGTTACTTCTAATTGGAAATCTATTCAATATAAAATATCGGAAGGCATCGCAACCGTGTTCATAGAATCCATCTTTGATTGGATTGTTAGAGATAGCTTTCCCTTCTACTGCTTCTGGGAATCTATATCCCTCGAAATCTTCTGCAATACCTACACATCTTTTATCGACTTTTATTCTACGTAATCCATCTGCGTTTTCAAAAAATCCACGACAGTAGCTAACACCAGATTGTATATCTCTGGATAATTTGTCCATACGATATTCTACATAAATTCCGTGTTTGCGTAAAATATGAATATCTCCTAAACCAGATTGTCCTTGAACGAAACTACCTGCAGGGTCACCATAGTAAGTAATTACTGGATAGTTCTTTTTCTTTATCATTTCTGCAAGTTTATCGGTTGGAATATTGCGTTCGTGAATTATTTCATCAATAATATTGATATGCCAATTACCATCTTGCTTATAAGTCTGAAACCATAATACTGATGGCATTCTAAATCCAAAGTCCATTGAACAATAAGTAGGTAGGTTTTCCTGGTAGGGAACATTGCCTACATCTTTTTCTCTATCGAATGGATATACTCTTCCTTCCATTGAAGTAAACTTGGCTGCAAACTCCTGGTCAAATAACTCTTTGGACATATTTCTTTTTCGTTCCATTAGGAAAGAATCCTTCTCGCCTTCTGGGAATGCGTGTTCGTTTTCCCAACTTGGAGATTGCACAGAATACCATTTGTCATCTGTTTGCCCTAACAAGTACAAGTCATATATCCAATTAAACCCTTCAGGCGTAGTAATAAAAATAGCTTTCCCTTTTCTGTCAATTAGGGTAGGAGATAAATACATATCCCAAATCTTTCTTGGCATCTTTGCTGCTTCGTCAATAATCAATAAGTCTACACCTTCACCAACAAGAGAGTCTGGATTTTCACAAGACATACCTTCTACGGTTGTTCCCCACTTGAATTTGATATATTGTTCTTTTTCTGATGCTCGTTCAATATCGTTTGCTTTTCCTGCTACCATATCTTTCCATACTTCACGAAACATTAGTCTTGATTTCTTATAAGATAATCCAACAAGCCAAATCTTTTGATTCGGTTGTGCTGCATAAAATTCTGCTTCACGAAACGCTGCAGTAGTTTTACCATATCTTCTACCACAAATATTTACGAAATAAGAAGCACCTGCTTTCTCTGGGAAGTGTAGTTTACGCTGACCTGCGTGAGGTACATAGTTCATATAATCGAACCACTTTTGCTTGAACTCAAACTCTTTAATTTTCTTTGACATTCTAATTGTGATTAATTTAATTCATAATTAACTTAATGTCATATAATAATCCACTTAAGGAGTAAAAATGTCTGAATTAGAACAGAATACAGCCGTTGAGGAAGCTGTAAAAGAACCTCAAGTCAGTCAAGACGAAAAAAAGACAGAACAAGCTGTTCCATATTATCGTTTTCAGGAGCTGGTAAAAGAACGAAATGATTTAAAATCAAAAGTTCAAGAAGTAGCTACTGCACAGGAAGAACAGCGTAAAAAGACTTTAGAAGAGCAGGGCGAATACAAAGCTCTCTTAATTGAAGAACAGAATAAAAATAAAGAGTTGGAAACAAAGTTTAGCGAAGTTTCTGAATCTTTTA